TGACAACCTTTACTTAATTTATAATTGTTTAAATAATTAGATACTTTGTCATACAGATTCTTTTTGTATAATTTCTTTTTAGCTAAATTCTTTTTAAAACTATTTGGCTCTCTCCAGTTCTCTTTAAAATATCCATCTCTTTTTAATCTTACTGTTATGTAACCATCAAATATATAACCATCTTCTCTAGCATCACCACAAACAAAAAAAATGTTAGTCTTGGGATTCAATCTCTTCATGAGGTACGTCTACAATTACTTCCGGAAATCTATTCCTTAGATCTTTGAGCCTATCTGCTACCTCGACCTTACTCATCTTATCAATTGACCCAGTCAATATCTCTTTACGATCTATGTATAATCCAGCAGCTCTTCCTCGTGAAACTTCTGCATTAACAGCTGCCGAGTAATTTTTTTCTGACTCTGCATTTTTACTTAACTCATCTAATCTCTTCATATGTCTTGTCATATTAGACATATACTTTTTGTGAATTTCTTCTCTTAATAAGGATATATAATTAGCAACTTTTGGAAACTCTTTAGCTGATTGCAATCTACTAGCATATATTCTAGCTGTCTTTTTTGGATAACCGGATAATATAGCACATTCAGTTGCACTTTTATCTCCATCATATCTGACTAAAAGCTCTGCAAACTTTCTTTGTTTCGAAGTTATTTTAATTTCAGTTAATTGACTCATTTTACAATGTATAGGATGTTTTTAACAGAAAACATATATAATGTCTCAAAAAATTCTTTTACGCTGGCTTTATAGGTTACACCAGTTACACCTTGGTTACACCATAGTGTAACCCATTTCTTAAGCTGGATAAGGGTTACAGAAGCGGTTACACCAGTTACACCATTTTCAACATTTTTTCTAAAATAATTTGTAAATATATTTCTATGCATTCTATACTAAAAAAATTTAGGATCTAACATTAACAATTCTTTAGGAATATACATATGACGTCTCATAGCATTAAATCCTTTACGAACCAGTTCCTGCCACACTTCTGACTTTACAATGACATCATTTTTGGGGTTGAGAAAATGCAATGTTACTCTGCCACATTTGTGACAATGTTTAACTTCCTTGATTGGACTGTTTGGCAGTGAATAAGAGGACATTGTCTCCCTCCAATTGTTTTAATTTATGTTTAATAACGTTTTTATCAAAAATATTGTACTTTGCAAGTAAAGCAAGCGCCCTGGCGCTCTTGTTTGTAGGGCGCAAGCCTTTGATTAGTCGATCTAATAATTTCTTTTGGACATCTGTTGTTGTATACACTTCATTATCCTTCCTGGAATTTCGGACTTCACCTACTTATCCAGGAAGTTATTATACAACAAATTTACATTTGTCGCAAGATTACCCTCCAAACTTGTAATTATCAGTTCTTTTACAAGGTTCGCAGAATCTCTGTAACACAGAAGATATATCAAATTTTTGATAACATAAATTACATCTACGTTGACCAATCTTCTCTGATGCAGGCATATATCTCTTTATCTGCCTGTGTTTAAATTTTGGTGTATGACCATTTTTAATCCTTATCCTATGTAATCTACCCGCAACCGAGTTCTTACTTTTGTTCATTCGTATGGCAATATCTCTTACCCTTACACCTTTTTGATCCAATTCAATAAGTCTCGCATTATCTTCATCGCTCCACATGTTTTCCACGTCCATAAATCTCTCCTTTTTGTTATTTTGTTCACGAACCACACATCATCAACATCACTGTAGACATATGTAATCACTTTATCTTTCTTAATAGTGTTATAATATATAGTCAAAATGGTGGCTCCTCCCCTTTTTTAATATCTACAATAGGTTTACTCTGGATAAATTTTGTAGTTTTGGAAACATTCCGGATCAAGCAATGGTCCGTAATAGATCGACAAGGAATCTTCAACGCCCTCTGTCCACGTTTGGCGATAATACTTATCTTCCTTGAGTTCCCCTTGTGAGTTACAAACCTTACACTGCTCAATGGATTGTTCCGCCTCGAATCTAAGCTTATGATACCCATTACCCTTGCACTCGTGACATATTATTGCCATTTTTACCCTCCAATTTTTTTATCTCTTTTTCTACTAATTGTTCAATATATCCACCTACTGTCTGATAACTATGTTTTGCTAATTTTTTAATGTTATCATGCACCTTAGGTTTAATTGCTATCGTGGCATATCGTGATTTCATTACCTTCTCCATGTATCTTCTCCTTTAACATATGTTTTGCGATCAGTTGCCAACCAACCAATTACACCGTAATGTTGTGAATTGTAAATTTGTAACCAAATTAAAGTTGGTTCTTTTTTTCTAAAATAATTAAATATCTTCTTTATCATTCTTACCTCCTAATACTATATCACCTGCAATTGCAGCATAACCTGCCATATCAACAAAATGATCTTTCACTGCTTTTCTTGATTTAGTTCTACCAATCTTTAACAACACCATCATTATTGCTACTTCATCAGCAGTAATAGGCATGTTTAAATATGCACTCCATAAATCAGCTATGTTGTTATTATTGCTTACGCACTCACCATGAGTAAATTCACGAGACGCTACGGCCTCGTTAGCTTCTTCTAATATATCAGTTTTTACATCATCCGACATAATCATACCTCTTTCTCATTATTTTATGTAATCGTTCCCAATGCATACGATCAGAAACTTCTTTCCAACTTGTGCAATCTCTTTTTGCACGTTTACCTGCTTCGAAATAAGCAGCATAAATTCTTTCTTTTAATCTTCCTGAATAATAACTTTTACTTTTTGCAGGAGTTTTTATACGAGCCATTGATACCAACCACTCGAAACAATTTGCCAGGTTATAAATAAAATTACAACACTAGCCATGTAAGGTTTACCATACAAAAGTAATGTCATTAAAACTAACAAGTAACCAATATACAACATTACTTATCCTTATATCTATTCATTAAATTTTCATCGGTGCTATCATCAATGAAATAAGTGTAACCATTTAATTCCACCATAAGAGCATCTTTATCTGTTATGATAATAGTTATCTTACCAACTTTTATTTCTGTGCGTTCCATACAAACCTTTCTTTCTTTGTGAGTAGGGGGGTTCTTTGACTACCCCCAACCTTTTCCCGACAAGTCAAACTGTTCTAGCTTAACTAGTACTTCAGTACCAACTCTCACACCCTCAGTCATGCGACCATACCTTGCGAGAACCGTGCCTTACTACCTTGTTACAGTTGTTCAGCCATACTCCGAGAATGTTGCACCATCCTCATTTAAATACCTTATATAATATCTTATAACTTATTGCAACCATTCTTTTAAATCTTCACCTAAAATTGTTGATGCTAGATTTATCTTGGTTTTCAGGGCTTTTATGATGTTCTCATCAATAGTTTTTCTTGCAACAAGATCTATGTATGTTGCTTTTGATGTCTGACCAATCCTATGTATACGATCTTCAGACTGCATTCTAACTTCTAAATCATAACTGTTAGAATAATAAATAATAGTATGTGATACAGTTAAGTTCAAACCATAACCACCTGTTCTAGGATTAGCTACAAGATACTGGAGCTCGGAGTCAGGGGCCATGAAGCGTGATAAAATATCCTCTCTATCTTGCTGCTTGGTGTCTCCATAAAAACTCTCGGTACTTTGCGGTCCGTACTTTTTACGAAGAGCAGTAGTTAAATGTTTTATGTTATGTCTGTAGTTAGCCCAGATAATTACTTTACCATCTACCTCATCTAAAATATCTAATAACGTTTCCAGTCTAGGTATCTTACCTTTCGCATCATGTAAATCAACGAGCCTACCGTCATCGGTAGTCATAAATCCACAGGTAACTTGATGAAGTCTCATCAGCTGTGTCAATGCAGAAAACGTCGTCATCGAACCTTCTTTAAGTTCAGCAACAGCGTATTCTTTTAGTTGATGATAAGCATCTATTTGTTTTGCACTCAGCTCAACCTCTCGTGTCATGTAAATTTTATCCGGGAGATCAAGACATTCATCTTTGAGTACCCGGTAGGAAAATGTATCAATTAATTTTGTCAGCTCATCTAAATTTTTATAACTAACAATCATATTAAATTGGTGTGAGCCACTGATACGTCTTTTTACCATTACACAGTAACGGGACTTAAACGTCCAGAACGATGGTTGGTCGAGGAACGCCGGATCGAGAAACTCAGCTTGTGAATAAAGATCGAGGGGACTTTTAGTAACAGGAGATCCTGTAAGAATTCTACGGTACTGTGCCATCTTACTTAATTTAACAACAGACTTTGTTCTAGCAGCTGTTGGTGTCTTAATAGTTGTGGACTCATCAATAGCGAATAAAGATCGATGACCAAGTAAAAACTTTGTAGCAATGTCTTGGCCTTTCTTTGTACTGAAAGCTTCGATGTTCATCAGAAATATTGTCAAGCAATCTTTTTCTTCAAACAAGAAATTTAGTTCTTCCTT